TTTAAGGCGCTTCTTGGTTTTCTCAGAGAACCTTTCTTCGATAATGGGTGGAAACATCTCTTGTAATTCGGCTTGTATGTCATTCATACCTTCCTTGAACGTAGCGCATAGTTCGTTGGCTAACCGTTGGTCCAGAGTCCAGCCGTTAGTTTCCTGCTGTTGTACGATCCACTGAACCTTATGTTCCAAGTCAAGGGACTCAGGTAAAAATGCAGCCATGCTTTTGACTAACTTCTGGTGTACTGCTTCTGTGACTGCTACGTCCTGTATACAGTAGTCAATCATCTCTTGTGACAGACAAGAAAAGTCAGAATGGTCACCTTTGGGAAAGCCCAACTCATTCCCCCAATTTCTCAAAGAATGACCACCTGACTTACTAGGGTCAAAAAGACGTGAAAGTACTAAAGTATCAACTATACGCTCAGAGGCCACAGAAACGCTCCAGAGACGTTTTAGCACTGGTAGGTCATAACCTATTAGGTTGTGTCCACAAACGCTCACAGAGCCTTCTAGAGCCTTACAGAGGCTATCTGGAGTAGTATGCACGGTATTAACACCATTTTCCCTGGTTACTACGCACCAGATGGTTGTTGGGTTAAAACCGTCAGCTTCAAGATCCAAATAAATCATACTGTAGTTCTTCAGGCTCCACGTAGTCGGTTTCTAAGTAGTCTTTTTCTTCCGTTGTCTTTTTTCTATGGCAGTTAGAGCATAGGACAACACAGTTTTCTAGTTCTTTATGTATTCTTTCCCACGCATAATGATGTCCCTTTGACATCTTAAAGTTTTTCTTTGTTCTGTCGACGTGGTCCAGTTCTAAAGCTTCAGGTAATTCATTAAAACCACATTCTTGGCATCCTTTGTCTGTTTTATATTTTCTTATAAAATTTCTTTTTTCTATGATGTCTGGTCTTTTACCAAAACGCAACAAACTTTTTTGAACCATTAGAAGTCCTCGCCAACATTAGGATTTGCAACTTCCTGTAACCTCCCTGTTTGTTTCTCGTACTGTAGCCAACAAGCGGGTCCAGTTTCACCTGTATACCTGTTTTTGAGGACTCGTACAGTAGTAGTGTTTCTAATGTCTTCGTTTTCGTTCTGCTGGTCACGTTCCATACCGATGACAATGTCGGACAGTTGTGCAATAGCCTGTGAACCACGTAGTTCACCTAAGCTGATCTGCGCTCCGTCCTCGTGTGCCTTACCTTGTGACCTGCGTAAGTGTGACACGAGGAACAAGCAGATGCCCGTTTCTGCCACAAGCGTACGAAGACGCGTCATAATCTCGTCAATGGCTTTTCTCTCGTCTCCGGACTCTTGGGAAGAGACGACGATAGACAAGTGGTCCAATACGACGTACCTGCAGTCAAGTGCTTTTGCCATGTAGCGAACACGGGCGAGCAGGTTATCTGCTGAAGTCGACCCCCAATGGTCAAAAAGGTAGTAACGTCCTGTTCCCAATGTGGCTTCCCAAAAGGGCCGAAGCTCGTCCACTGGCGTGTCCTCTTCCAAGTGTAAGGGCCTATTTGCCGCCACCGACATGATACCAAGCGATGTTCGGGCCAAATCTTCCTCAAGCGCCAAGACTCCAATATTGCCTTCGCATCGGCGTAGAAGATCATATTCGATTTCTCTGATAAATTGGGACTTTCCCATACCACTGCCGCTTGTAATCGTGACCAACTCATACGGTCGATGTCCTCTTGTTAACTCATTGAGGCCGTTCCAAGGATACGGTATGGACTTCACCTGGCGCTTTTGTACCAGTGTGTCCCATGTGTCAGTCCCTGCTACAATGCCGTCAGGACGGTAAACCTTTGCGTTCCACCATGCCTGAGTAAAGTCCTTAACCCTGTTCGCCATCAGCATGTCACTGGCGTCCTTCAGGGGTAATTTACATATCTTTAATTTGTTAGGACTAAAAAGGTCTTTAACTTGCTCCAGAGCAGCGTCACCTGCTTTGTCGTTATCAAAGCAAAGGACTACGTTGTCGTACTCCTCTAGCCACTCAAGCTGTTCTTTAATTTCTTTACTGGCATTACTAGCGCCTGACCGAAGGGACACGACGTCGTACTGTTTATTAAACATCTCATAAACAGCTAAGGCGTCCAGTTCACCTTCAGTGATAGTTACAAATTTACCACCAGTGCATTTCTGTTGACCAAAGAAACCAGCAGACTTGCTGTCCCCTGTTGAATAAAAACTTTTAGTTTTAACCTCACGTACCTTGGCGGCACATATCTCGTTAGTGTCCGTACTGTAGTAAGGATAAAAGTGTTTAATGATTTCACCTGTACCGGAGTACTCAACAGTTACACCGTACTTGGAACAGGTTTCTTGGGATATACGGCGATTAGGTATTGAAGCTACCACCCCAGCCATATTAAGGGGTTTTGCTTTTGGTAATGTTTCAGTAGACACAGAACCGTCACCTCTTGTGCGATAGTCACAGACGGAATTAAAACAATATGTAGAACCGTCATCGTAAATAGCAAGGGCATCCGAAGAACCACACTTCGGACACCCTTCATGTCTAAGAAAATTAGCCATTAAAAGTCAGCAGATTCTGACTCTAACATCTCCGCTTCCTCAAGAACCTTGATGGCCTCAAGGTAAGTAGCCACACCGTGTACCGGATGTGCGTTACCTAGTTTAAACTTCAATCGCACTTTTGAGTTATAAGGAACCTCGCCGTTGTAGCGATTACCTTCTGCGTCAAAGGTCTTGATGTCGTACTTGGACTTGAACTTGCGCTGCTTTGCACCTTGGTAGTCCTTGATCTTTACACCTTGTGCGGCCAATGTTGTTGCGTCGTCCTCAGACAGGGTTACTGTCATTGAGAATGCACCGGTGTCCTGACCGTTGAACACGTCATGTTGGGTGATGTTACTAAAATTTACAATACCTTCAATTACACTTGTCATGGAATAGTCTCCGTTAGCTTCTTATGGTGCGTTATTGCAACCATACGTATAGTATACAACACTTACGCCTCTCAATCAAACCATATTCACGTATTCGTCGTTGATAATCGTTTGAACGTGTACATAACCTTCGGGCCAGTAGGTATAAGACTCCTTTAATGCTTTTGCTGTTCGATGTACCGCAGCTTCAAAGTGTTCAAACATGCCTAACTCCTCTTTGTAGTACCAAAAGGGGATACGCAAGACAGGCTCTGCTGGTCCGTTGTGCTCATAGTACACCACAATCTCTGCGTCATTACCAACGGGTCCGTCGTTACCAAACATTTTAGTGTGGCTGTTCTCTGGTTGTTTCACTCTAGTCGTCCTCTGGTGTTGGAAAAGGATCACTAGTTTTCTCCAGGAACAGTTCAAAGTCAGACCTACTCAGTCTCACACTGTCGTTAGGAGCCTCTCTAGTGTCCATCTCAAGCTTTAAAACAAAAGGTATACCACCGTAAGGGTCAGCCTTTATAATCTCGTTAGCGACGTCTCTAGCCTCACTGTAGCCAAGGCGATAGATAGAGTAGTCACCACCGGTTATTTCGTACACACTAAACTCGTCTCTAATCATACTTAAGTTATCTCCTGGTGTACTACAGAAGTACTACAGGAGTACTTATGTAGTTTACTACTATGTTTTACTACTTTAGTTTACTACTTCTGTTTACTACTTAGTTAATACTTATGTATTACTTTAGTAGAGGGTATCAGAATCATCATCATTTGTCAAGAACAAATCTTCAGTAATAGTACCAAAACTATCAACATTAACATCGATAGAAGAAAATAAACAGTAATTGCATAGGTCTAGAAACTCTCCGTGGTTGTCTTTTTTTAACATTTCTTTTTCTTCCAAGATTCTGTCACATGCTTTACATCTCATAAGTTCTTCCAGTCGTCTCCGTAAATGTCGAGCATGTTACGCTCAAGTTCGGCTCTGTTTAACTCTTTTAGCCGCTGTTTAACCTGAAGTCTGAACATTTCAACTTCATAGTCCTCAATCATTGCCATCATGTAGTCCGCTTCGGCTTCGCTAAAGTAGTCTAAAGGGTGCGCTGGTAACATTTGTTCAACCATTTTTTATACCTCTCGTTAAGTACTTCCAGTGGTCTAGTGCTTCGCCTAGTTGCTCCATGCGTTGCTTCTTTAGCTGCTCCTGGTGGTTTAGGTCTACCAGTGTAAAGGCCATCTTTTCCATTATGTCGTTCATACGTCCATAGTCAGGTTCAACGTCAGGCTCTACGTACTCCCTGTAAATGCCTTTACCTTCAACCATGTCATCGTAATCATCCTGCCAGATGTCTATTTGATCTCTCGCCACGTTGTATCCCCTTTGTCGTCTTTAGCACCTAAGAACCTTTCAAGCTTACCAGATTGCTTTAGCTTTTTCAATGCTATGTATTCCGTGTGTTGTACTTCTGCACGTGTCATATTTAACACTTTTGCAATCTCTGTTTGTGACATGTGGTAGTCACTGTACTGCCTACGCTTTTTCACTGTCTAACACTCCCATTGACTGAGCGAATTCCTTACGTGTGTTGAAGTCCTCTAAGGCGTCTCCAGCGTCACTGTATATGAGTGTATTAGTGGTAAAGTCTCCGTCCTGTCTCCACACTATGTGTGCATTGTTAATGCCTGAGAAGCCACAGAATACTTTGGTTTGACCCTTGTTCATGTCAAAGCTAGTGTAGCAATCAACTACGTCCTTCATTGTATAAACCTCCCTTGCTTCTCTAATGTCTTTTGCAGCTCTTTACGTCGTGCCTTACGTTGTCGCCTACGTCGTGCCCTTGGATCGTTCCAACGCTCGTAAGTGTCAAAGATAAGGAACCATATAGGAACAAAGCTAAATAAGATCAGCATGTCTACTAGTGTTGGGTTCATTGCTTATTGTCCTTAATTTGTTTGTTTAAGGCTACTAGGTATTGATGCGCTGTTTTAATCTCGTAGCGCTTTTGATTAATCTTGTTCGCTACGTCCGCTGAATAAGTCTCTAACACACCTTTGCCGGTTTGTTTACAAATGACTACCCAACTGCCACACCATGGCTCAAGCTTTGGTACGTTCATGCTGTCACCTCCCATTTACGAAGTTCACGAAGTTCCGTTTTGACTTGACGACGTACCAAAAATTCTTCTTCTTCGGTAAGTCCCAGCCCGTTTGTAGGCCATGACAGGTCATCCAGTGCTGCTTCTATTGAGCATCTAAACCTTGTGCATATAGATACGCAATCATTAACTATGTTTTGCAACTTGTCGTTCATTATGCTACCTCCTCCGTCTCTCGTGGGATAATCTCGCCGCAAGTGTACTCAAGCACTGACAAGTCAATATCACGGCACATCTGGCGAACCTTCGCTGTTACGCTCTCAGGGTACGAGTCAACTAGTGCATGAGCTAACAGATACGACTTCTTGCAGTGGAGTATGTCGCGCGGCCTAAAGTGTTGCGGATTCTCCACCGCATCTATTAAATGTTTGACAACAAAATACTTTGCAACCATCGCGACAGGATCAGGCTTGATTCCGTAAGGTGCAGCGTTGTTCATGGTGCGTTGTTGTTGCTTCTCATACTCAAACATTTCATCAAGCACGTCATAGTTTCCAAGGTGACGTAGTGGATACAGTTCGCTCATTGCGCCGTTGATAAGGCTTTTGATTTGGTTCTTGGTCATGGTGTTGTTTCTCCGTTGTGGTTGTTGTTGACTTCATTAGGCCGGAATCTGTTACCCGTGTCAACACATCATTTATGGTATTATTTCACATTGACAACACCTGGTAACTATTATATTCGCACACGCGCACATAAACAAAGGTAGGTCTAGAGGGTCCAACATAAGTCCACACACTTGTCAACCCATGCAAACTCCGTGCCAGGTTGCCTCATGTTGCACCTCATGCAAGAACCGTGCCAACTCCAGTGGTTAACATGAGTTGTAACCCGTGTCAACTGTGAAAACTACCGCTTGACTTCTTTGGTTTTCTGTTGTAAACTCGAGGAGGGGGCCCCTGTTGCGCTATGATTATTATAGTAGTACCCACCCGTGTACAAAATAGGTCAAAATTAGAAAAAAGAAGGGTAATTACTGCTCATGTAACCTCTTGTTTACACTAGTAAAACTACTACTTTGTAAATTAACTAAAAAATAACTTGACTTTTAAGTAAACTTATGTTATACTATAGTTGTAATTAGGGATAATTTATGTTACAGCCACTAGAGGTGCGTGTTTGACTGACGTTGTTAAAAAAAGAGGTCGAGGACGGCCACGTAAGTCAGAAGTATCTGCTGTAAAGCCTGGTAACAAGGGTGTAGTAGGTCGTCCAAAAGGTGACGCAGCGATAATCAATGAATACAAGGCACGTATGTTGGCTTCTCCAAAGTCACGTAGGGTGCTAGAGACTATTTTTGATGCTGCTTTGGACCATGACCATAAGAATCAAGCGGCTGCTTGGAAACTTGTGATGGACCGTATACTACCTGTTGGTGCTTTTGAAAAAGACGTAGTAAAAGATAGTGGTCGTAACGCTATTCAGATCAACATTAGTGGCGTAGGCACTGCTGAAGTGTCAACACCTGACATTATTGAAGGAGAAGTAATAGATGGCTCTTAAGTACTTCACCAGAGAAGAATTCTCTTGTCAGGAATCAGGCACCAACAACATGGAACAAGAGTTCCTAGAAAAGTTAGACGAGTTAAGGGCATACTGTGGATTTCCTTTCGTCATTACTAGTGGATACAGACACCCGACACTGCATTCAATAGAGCGACAGAAAGAAGTTCCTGGAACTCATGCCCAAGGTATAGCAGCGGACATAAAAATAACAAACGCTGCTGATCGCCTTAAGCTTGTCAACAGTGCTCTTAAACTAGGGTTTACAGGCGTAGGCGTTGCTAAGGACTTTGTCCATGTTGACACGCGTGGCACTACTCCTGTTATGTGGGTTTATTAATGTACTATACAAAACACATAACGATAACAAACACTGACGAGACTTCTGTCTTTACTATCCCTAATGGATACGTGGTGTACATTAATTACATCTATGTGGCTAACCACGGTGGTAGTACAAATAACGTAGACCTTTGGTGGGAAACAGGTGGCGTAGACCAGATGTACTTCTTTGACGGTACGTCTATAGGCGGTGGAAACAGAGAAATACTAGGTGGTCAATCAGAAGCTCCTATTTTTGTTTTGCATAATGGAGATACAGTTAAAGCTCAAGCTTCTTCATCAGGTAATATTGAAATAGCATTTACCTTTAAACTTGTAGAACAAGCACCAGCATTTGTAAACTTCAATGGATCTTAATATAGAACTACTGCCTTGGCAGCAAGACGTTTGGGCAGACGACACTAGATTTAAAATAGTTGCAGCAGGGCGACGTACAGGCAAGTCAAGGCTAGCTGCGTGGATGTTAATAGTAAACGCACTTCAGGCAGACAAAGGTCATGTATTTTACGTCGCACCTACTCAAGGACAAGCCAGAGACATTATGTGGCAAACCCTTTTGGAACTGGGAAACCCTGTTATTAGTGGTAGCCACATTAATAATCTGCAAATCAAGTTGGTCAATGGAGCAACCATCAGCCTCAAAGGTGCTGACAGACCTGAAACAATGCGAGGTGTCAGTCTTAAGTTCTTGGTAATGGACGAATACGCAGACATGAAACCTGACGTATTTGAACAGATTCTAAGACCTGCATTAGCTGACCAAAAGGGCTGTGCCATGTTCATAGGCACACCAATGGGAAGGAACCACTTCTATGAACTGTACAAATATGCGGAGTTAGATGATGATCCGACGTACAAAGCTTGGCACTTTACTTCTTATGATAATCCACTACTGGACCCGAACGAAATTGATGTTGCTAAAAAGTCTATGTCTTCTTACGCGTTTCGCCAAGAGTTTATGGCGTCTTTTGAAGCGCGTGGGTCAGAAATGTTTAAAGAAGACTGGGTTAAGTTCAGTACTGAAAAACCTGAAGTAGGAGATTACTACATTGCCGTTGACTTGGCAGGCTTTGAAGAAGTCAATAAAAAACGAACAAAGAATAGCAAACTTGACGAAACCGCCATTGCCGTCGTTAAAGTCAGTGAGCATGGTTGGTTTGTTGATAATATTATCTACGGACGTTGGAGCCTTGACGAAACGGCAACCAAAATATTCCAGGCCGTTAGAGATTACCGTCCAATCAGTGTTGGTATCGAAAGAGGTATTGCTAAACAAGCTGTGATGTCTCCTTTAGTAGACTTACAAAAGAAGTACGGTACGTTCTTTAGAGTAGAAGAGTTAACCCACGGTAATAAAAAGAAAACTGACAGGATTATGTGGGCGTTACAAGGTAGATTTGAGAACGGTTACATAGCGTTAAATAAAGGTGAGTGGAACAGTAGATTCCTAGATCAACTGTTTCAGTTTCCTGATCCATTAACTCACGACGACTTGGTTGACGCTTTAGCTTACATCGACCAGCTGGCTAACGTGGCGTACGACTATACGTACGAGATTGAAGACCACGAAATCTTAGACGTAGTAGCAGGATACTAATATGAGTGAAATATACGAACAAGACCCTTTGATGATCCAAGAAGCTCTTGAAGATTGGGTTATGACTAAATGTGAAGACTGGAGAGACCATTACGAAAGCAACTATGAAAACAAATTTGAAGAATATTATAGACTATGGCGTGGTCAATGGGATCCTGCTGACAGTGAGCGTCGGTCTGAGCGTTCCCGTATTATTGCTCCTGCACTTCAACAGGCAGTTGAGTCTAATGTAGCGGAACTAGAAGAGGCTACGTTTGGTCGTGGCAAGTGGTTTGACGTTAGTGACAACTTTGGTGACACTCAGCCGCAAGACGTTCAGTATTTACGTAACAAGCTTACGGAAGACTTTGAGAACTGTATGGTACGTAAGGCTGTTGCAGAGTGTTTGATTAACTCAGCAGTCTTTGGTACAGGCATTGGTGAGATTGTTATTGAAGAGATGAAAGAGATGGTTCCTGCTACTGAACCTATTATGGAAGGTCAGTTGCAAGCAGTAGGTGTAAACATTACTGACCGTGTAGTTGTAAAGCTTAAGCCGGTAATGCCTCAGAACTTCCTGATTGACCCTGTAGCGACTAATGTTGAGGACGCTATGGGTGTAGCTATTGATGAGTTCGTAAGTAAGCACCAAGTAGAGCTACTGCAGGAACAAGGCGTGTACCGTGACGTGTACGTAGGTTCTGCTGCACCTGATACTGACTTAGAGCCTGACCAAGACCTTACTATTTATAATGACGACAAGGTACGCCTTACTAAGTACTACGGTTTAGTGCCACGAGAGCTTCTAGACGCCGCTGTAAGCGACGAAGACGAAGAACTGGTAGGTGAGGACGACTCTGATTCACGTTACGTAGAAGCCGTTGTAGTGGTTGCTAACGGCGGTATACTTTTAAAAGCAGAAGCTAACCCTTACATGATGACAGATCGTCCTGTTGTTGCTTTTCCTTGGGACGTAGTACCTGGTCGTTTCTGGGGTCGTGGCGTATGTGAAAAAGGCTATAACAGCCAGAAAGCTCTTGACACTGAGTTACGTGCAAGGATTGACGCATTAAGTCTCACCATTCATCCTATGATGGCTATTGACGCTACACGTTTACCACGTGGTGCAAAACCAGAAATACGTCCTGGCAAGATGATTCTGACTAACGGAGATCCACGTGAAGTTTTACAACCTTTTAACTTTGGTCAAGTTAATCAAATTACTTTTGCTCAAGCAGGAGCCTTGCAGCAAATGGTACAACAAGCAACAGGAGCCGTTGACTCAGCAGGAATTGCAGGTCAGGTTAACGGCGAGAGTACTGCCGCTGGCATTAGTATGTCTCTTGGCGCTGTTATTAAACGTCATAAACGCACCCTGATTAACTTCCAACAATCTTTCTTGATTCCTTTTGTTAAGAAAGCAGCCTATAGGTACATGCAATTTGACCCCGAAAATTATCCCGTCGCTGATTATAAATTTAACGCTAGTAGTACTTTGGGTATTATTGCAAGAGAGTATGAAGTAACTCAACTTGTACAGCTACTACAAACAATGGGTCAGGACTCACCTCTATACAGTACCCTTATAGAGTCCGTTATTGACAATATGAACTTGTCTAACCGTGAAGAGCTTCTTGCAGCTATGCAACAAGCATCACAGCCTAATCCTCAAGCACAACAGATGCAACAACAAGCGCAACAAGCGCAAATGCAGTTCCAGCAGTCACAAACGGCAGCACTATCTGCTCAAGCGCAAGAGTCTCAAGCACGTGCTGCTAAGCTGGCTGCTGAAGCTGCTGTTGTACCTCAAGAGCTAGAAATAGACAAGATTAATGCTATTACTCGTAACCTGCGTGAAGGTGACGCTGAGGACAAAGAGTTTGAACGTCGTCTCAAAGTTGCTGAAACGCTTATCAAAGAAAAAGCAATAGACCAAAAAGGACAATCTAATGCTAATGACACAACGCGAAATGCAAACCCTGCTAGACCAAGTCAACAGCCACTTCAAGGGAACGTTCCAGCGCCTAGCGGATCTGGAGAAGAAGGTGGAGGAGCTATCTAATGCCAAAGAAAGCAGACCCAAGACTAGCACGAGCAGGAGTAAGCGGGTTCAACAAACCAAAGCGGACGCCTAACCACCCTAAGAAGTCTCATGTAGTTGTTGCTAAAGAAGGCGACAAGGTAAAGACTATACGCTTTGGTCAACAAGGTAAGACAGGCGACAAAACAATGACTAAAAGAGCTAAGTCGTTCAAAGCAAGACACGCTAAGAACATAGCTAAAGGTAAGATGTCAGCTGCATTTTGGGCTAACAAAACTAAATGGTAAGGAGACTATTATGCCAATGGTAAACGGAAAAAAGTACGCGTACACAGCAGAAGGTAAAAAGAAAGCTGCTGCAGCACGTAAGAAAAAACCAGCTACTAAAAAGAAAACTACAGTACGGAGCTACAAATAGTGCCTAAGACAGGTCTTTACGCAAACATACAAGCTAAGCGTAAGCGCATAAAAGCAGGTTCTGGTGAAACAATGCGTAAACCAGGAACCAAAGGTGCGCCTACAGCAAAAGCATTTAAGAAAGCTGCGAAGACAGCTAAGAAGCCTACTAGAAAAGCATAGGAGCCTATGTGAGTTACGAAACTAAAGTAAAGCAAGCTTTAGATATATGTTTAAACAATAACTACTTCAAAGGAAATGAAAAAGAAACAGCTATAGTAATGTACTCAGGTGGTATGGACAGTGTGTCATTACTATGGAATCTTTTGGAGCATACAGAACAGGACATACACGTACACTCAATACACATAGACAACTCTGAAGGGCGTTGTAAAGCAGAAGCAAAAGCCATAGAAAAAAGTATTAACTACATGAGGAAAAACCAAAGACCCTTTGAGTTTTCTTCTTCAGTGTACTCTTGGAAAGCTAAGTATCCAGGTGGTAAAGACATGGTACTTGCTTTATTTCAAGCTATGAGAGCTGCTTCTGGTTTAGGTAAGTCTTTTAACGTTGTTTACACGGGTGACTATAACATAGGCAGGGACGAAGGTGCTGAAGCGCAAGGTGTGTTAAATGCTTTGTGTACCACTAGACGTGTTAAGCCTATTTGGTTAGCACCCTTTGAACACATGACCTATGCGTCTGTAGAGCGTAGCAAAGGTATCTACTTAAGTATGCCTGAAGAGTTACGGGAGATGTACTGGTCCTGTAGACATCCTACAGATGCTCTTGATGGTTTTATTGTCTGTGGTAATTGCCATGCTTGTGAACGACAACAAGATATGCAAGAAAGTATAAAAAAAGACTTGACAAACGACTAAAAATATGCTATAATATAACTATAGTTAAACATTAGAGGAAACTATGACTCCTGAGCTTGAAACTTATTTTAATAATTATAATGAACTCTTTAACCATGAAGGTTTCAAACAACTCATTCAAGAACTTTCTACTAACGCTACTCAGCTTGCTGATATACAAACAGTAAAAGATATAGAAGATCTTCATTATCGTAAAGGTCAAGTAGCAGCTTTTGCAACTGTAATTAATTTACAAAACACTATTACTGCTGCTAGAGACCAAGCTGAAGCAGAAGAAGAAGAACCTTTAGATGTTTAAGGTTTATGACTTCCGTTGCACTAACGGACATGTCTTTGAAGAATTCGTAAAGCCAGGTGTCACGACTAGTAGGTGTGGTTGTGGCGCTAACGCTAAACGATTGGTATCTGCCCCATCTTTCCATCTTGACGGTGCTTCTGGAGATTTTCCAGGTCAGCACATTAAATGGACTAGGGAACATGAGAAAGCAGGCCAAAACAAAAAATAGGAAGCCTCAAGGCTAACCCTACTCACATTAATCTCCATAACCATAATAAAAGGCGGAGCAGTTTAATATGTCAAGAGCGACAATTATTGACGAGCGTATTGAAGACGATACTACAACTAGTGATCTTGAACCTTCATCTTTAGATGAGCCAACTCAAGAAAAACCTAAACCAAGAGCTAAACCAGTAGAAGAAGACTTACCAGAGAAGTATCAAAATAAGTCAGTACAAGAAATTGTACAGATGCACCAAGAAGCTGAAAAGATGCTTGGTCGTCAATCTTCTGAGGTTGGTGATTTACGTAAAGTAGTAGATGACTTTATTCATACACAACTCGACCAACAAAAAACACCTGTTCAACAGTCCGTTGATGACGATGACGACATTGATTTCTTTACTGATCCTAAATCAGCCGTTAGTAAAGCTATTGAGAACCATCCTAAAATTAGAGAAGCGCAAGAATATACTGCTCAGTACAAGAAGCAAACCGCACTTGCACAGCTACAGTCAGAACATCCTGACATGCAAGATATCTTAGGTGACGCTAAATTTGCTGAGTGGATAAAGGCTTCTAAATATAGGACTCAGATGTTTGTAGCAGCAGATCAAGAATATGATTATGACGCTGCTAACGAGTTGTTCAGTCTTTGGAAAGAGCGTAACCAAATGGTTAAGCAAACTGCCAAAGTAGAACGAACAGCACGTAAACAATCTCTCAAAGCTGCAACGACCGGTACTGCTAGAGGATCAGCAGAGCGATCACGTAAGAAGACTTATCGTCGGGCTGACATTATTAAACTCATGCGAACCGACCCTGAACGATATCAGTCTATGTCAGACGAGATATTTAAAGCATACGCAGAGGGTCGAGTTAAGTAGCCTAATTATCAAGGAGATTTATCATGGCTAATGAAACCTCTGGTGCCTATTTTACAGCTAATGCTGTAGTAGACAAAACCGCTGCTGGTACTTTCGTCCCAGAAATTTGGAGTGACGAAGTAATTGCAGCATACCAAAAGAACCTTAAGCTTGCACCTCTTGTAAAGCGAATTGCTATGTCAGGTAAGAAGGGAGATGTTATTCATATTCCTAAGCCTACACGCGGTTCTGCTTCTGCAAAAGCTGAAGCTACTGCAGTAACTATTCAAGCAAACCTTGAGTCAGAACTGCAGATTTCTGTTGACCGTCACTTTGAGTACTCACGTCTCATTGAGGACATCGTAGAAGTACAGGCTCTCAACAGCCTCCGTCAGTTCTACACTGAAGATGCTGGCTACCAGCTTGCTCTTAAGGTAGACACAGACCTACACTCAGCAGGTACTGGTTTTGGTAATGGTGGTTCAATCGTGTACTCTGGTTCAGTAGCTCCTACTGACTATCAGCACACTGGTTGTTTCTTCAACGACAACGGCACAACTACTCAGTACACTGACGACACGCTTGTTTCTGGTGACGACTTTACTGACGCGTTCTTCCGTGACATGATCCAAAAGATGGACGACAACGATGTTCCTATGGAAAACCGTTGCCTCATCATCCCACCAGCGACTCGTAATGCTATCATGGGCATTGATCGCTATGTGTCTTCTGACTTCGTAAGTGGTCAGTCAGTTAACAGTGGCCTTATTGGTAACTTGTACGGTGTAGACATCTACGTGTCTTCTAACTGTGCAACTATCGAAGCTGCTGGCGACAACACTGCTGGAACAGTAGACACTCGTGCAGCACTCCTCTTCCACAAAGACGCAATCGTCATGGCAGAGCAAATGGCTGTACGTTCACAGACTCAGTACAAGCAAGAGTACCTCTCAACACTGTACACAGCAGACACGCTGTATGGTGTTCAGGTATATCGTCCTGAAGCTGGTTTCGTTCTCGCAGTACCTTCTGCATAAGAACGACAAAGGGGTCAGCAATGGCCCCTTTTATTTTCCCTCCTTCTTTTCTGCAATAGGAAACTCCGATGTCGAATTACACTAAGACTACAGACTTTGAAGCGAAGGACTCGTTACCTACAGGCGACTCAGGAAAGATCATCCGTGGCGCTGAATTTGAAACTGAGTTCGATGCGATATCAACCGCTATTGCAACCAAAGCTGACACGGCTGGACCTACTTTTACTGGTACAGCTACATTTGCAACAATCTCTGACGGAACCATTGCTGTTACTGCATTCGTTGACGAAGACGATATGTCGTCCAACAGCGCAACTCTGGTTCCTACACAGCAGTCCGTAAAAGCCTACGTTGACTCTGTAACAACAGAACTTCAAGCTCAAGACCTTGACTTCCAGGCTGACTCTGGCGGTGCCTTAAATATTGACTTAGACACCGAAACCATGACGTTTACTGGTGGTACTGGTATTGACACAACTGGTTCAGGTAATGACGTTAGTTTTGCTATTGACTCTACTGTAGCTACTCTTATCGGTACTCAGACACTAACTAATAAAACCCTCACGTCTGCTGACATTGATACTCCAGACATTGATGGTGGTACTATTGACGGTACGGTTATTGGTGGTACTACTCCTGCCGCTGTCTCTGCTACTACTGTTTCTGCCACAGGTAACATTACTGTAGACGGTACTGTAGACGGTCGAGACGTAGCTACAGACGGTACAAAGCTAGACACAGTTGAAACCAATGCAGACGTAACGGATACTACTAACGTCACAGCCGCTGGTGCCTTGATGGACTCAGAGGTTACTAACTTAGCACAAGTTAAAGCCTTTGACTCTGCTGACTACGCTACTGCTGCACAAGGTACGACAGCAGACGCAGCACTGCCTAAGACTGGCGGAGCAATGACCGGTGCCATTACTACTAACAGCACCTTTGATGGACGTGACGTAGCTACTGACGGTACTAAGCTGGACGGCATAGAAGCTTTAGCAGACGTTACAGACACAACCAATGTCACTGCTGCTGGCGCATTGATGGACTCTGAGTTGACAGACATTGCCGCTGTCAAAGCTCTGAACCAAGGCGTTGCTACTACAGACTCA